GTTGGTGGTGCTGGCCGTCCATTCTTCGGTGGCGTTGCTGAAGCTGGTGGTCTAGGTGCTCCACTTAACACTGGTATGTTTGGCCTATCTGATACCCTTGAGTACATGGGTGTTAAGATTGTTAAGAGCAACCACCTTGCCCAGCTTGACTTTACTTGGGTTAGCAAATCTGGTACCACTACAGCTAAGGATATTCCTGTAAATGGTATTCCAGTATCAGGCAGTAACCTTGCTGTTGTAAATGATCTAGGCGATGCTAAGTATGACTTTAACTGGGGTCGAACTGTCGGTGTAGTAAATACAGACGGTTTGTTTGGTACTGGTGCTACTGCTAAACCAGTAAAGGCTTTGGTCTGGCAGCGTAATGCTGTTTGCTCAATGCGTCTACAGGGCATGAAGGTTGAAACTGTTAAGGATGTCCGTAGAGGTACATTCTTCACCGTTAGCAGCATCATGGCCGGTGCTGGTATTCTACGCCCAGAACTCTGCGGCGCAATCCAGGGTGACATCTCAGCCCTCGCTTAATTTAGCGTTTAGCTAATCTATGCCTAGGTGGTCGAAAGATCACCTAGGTATTTTTTTCTATAAGGAGGTTATATGAAACCATATAATCCAATTCAATCATCGTCAAAAGGACTTGGAGATTCCGTAGCTAAGTTTATTAAAAAACTAGGCATTGAACAAAAGCCTGGTTGCGGCTGCGAGAAACGACAAGAGATGCTTAATAAGTTAGTGCCCTATAAGAAAGGATCAAAGTAATGGGTTTGTATTCGTATACGGATGCTATAAACCACATGTTACTTGCTTCCGGTGAGCATTTGGTTAATGATATTGAAACAGATTCTGGTGTTGATACCAGTGTTGCTCAGTTTATCCTTAGCCAAGCCATCAAGTCTGCAACCATGCGGGGTATAGCAAACAATAGGTTTGTAGATACATATGAGCCTGAAGTCGATGGTAAGATATTATTACCAGCTAATGCTTGCTATGCTCAAGTTGTTGAGCCGTTGTTTGATTCTACGACGGGGGAGGTGATCCAAACTACTATTAAGTCCAATCCACCTCGGCTTTTCAACATTACCAAGCAGACAGATGTATTTGACAAGGCTCTAAAGATTGAAGTAATTGTACTACTAGGTGATCCTTCTAGTATTTCAAATCCTTATGGTTGGAATGATATTGACTCTCCACTACAGCGGGGTATTATGGAAACTGCTGCAAGAGAGTATCAAGCTATAACTCAAGGTGATCCTCAGGTAGATCAATATTTAGCTAGCCGAGAGCAATTCCATATGGCTAGAGGTAAAGCTTCTGATATCTCTAAGAAGCGTCGCAGTATATTTAATGGTGATCCAGGAACAAGAGCTTCTGTAGATCGCCGTGGTATACTTAGTAACGATCCTTACTTTACTAGAACGAGGTTTTAATACATGCCTTTTATCAGACTTCCAATTAACTCCCTTAGTGGTGGCGTAGGTAGACAAGCACCCACAAAGCGTTTGATGTCCGAAGCACAAAACATTGACAACTGTTTAGTTACACTTGAGAAGTCTGTTGAAAAGCGGCCTCCACTTACTAAAGTTAGTTGTGAGGGTGGATCACCATACCTAGGTCAGACAGAAAACTCTTCACTTAGTGTAAAAAACTCTACCCCACCTACTAACTTCTTGGACCCACTTGATCCCAATCAGGCGGGTTCTTTAACAAGCTTTAATACCGACAATCTATTTTTTCATTTTTTAGATATAGATGGATACAATAGATACTGTATTATTATAAATAGAGCAGCTTATAAGTTTGATCCACTAGAGGTAAATAGTTTTCACTATGAACCAGCTGGCTTTGGTGTTTCTATTGATATAAAGTTAGATGATTTTATTTCCGTTTATCGAATTGAGCCAACAGAGTGGATTAAAGAAACAGTAGATAATACTGCTGGCATTAATAATACTAGTGGATTTAATCGTAGCATTTTTGAATACCTTACCTTTGGTAATAAAACTGGTAATAACACCTATAGAATAGCAAACGAACAGGTTCAGGTATCTCAATCTACAGCAATGCGTGATACCTTCGGTGCTATTGACTATGATGTTGGTATTATTTTATGGAATAAGCTAGTACCTTTAGATTACCTACCAAACAACGCTTCTTTAGAAACTAGTGGTGGTGGGTTTAAAAGCCAAGGATACTATGCATCAATTCCAAATAATGAATACATTCACTCAGGTGATGTAATTAATTATAAGACTGCTAGTAGACCATCTGGTTATAATTTTCCGGCAAACATTACAGATCCAGCAATCCAAGAAGATATACTTGGTACTTTTGATTCATCTGTTCCGCCTGAATTTATAGAGAATCCTTTATATTGGGATAATGTAAGAGATGATATTATCTTTGAAGTAGATGCTTCAAACGATTTATTTGAAGAAGTTGAAAAGGGGCAAAGCCGAGAAAACTTTGGCAGCATTCCTCAGATTGTATCATTAGGTTCTACTGATGGTGATGTGTCAACAGATGTTAGGGATGCTAATGGATTCCAAGCTGTTAGAATGATTCATCATTATTACGATAACCCAAGAAATATTCCAATTCCTTTAGTTGGTGGAATTGAAACTATTGACTGGGATAAGGATCATTACCATAGAACTTCACCACTACCAGCAGAAGACAGAGATGGTGAAACAAGTTACTGGGGGTTTGGTAAGATCTACGCAGCACGAAGCCCATACCTAACTTTTCCTGCTGGATTCTACAGAGCAACAAGATATAAAAAGAACCCATACTTTGAACGGGTAAGATCAGAGGGTCCTGGTACTGTATTTGATCATAGAAGATTCCCTGTAATTATTTACAAGGATACAGCTACAGATGGCCAGTGGCGCATAAAGCACATGCCTTTGTTTGCCAGAAGATCTGGTACATCTTTAAATAACCCAGGTCCTAAGTGTGTAAACAACAAAGAAAAAGTTCAGTCAATTGCTATCTGGAAGAATAGACTTTGGATGGCAACTAATAACAATCTATTAGCAAGCAAGACAAACTCATTCTTTAACTTCTGGATTGATGATGTTAATAATATAACAGAGGGTGATCCTATTGATATCCAAGCCAGTGTTGGCTCGTACAATAAGCTTAGCCACATTGTTCCATATCAGAATATAATGCTTGCACTAAGTTCTGGTTCTACTCAGTTTGAGGTTAGAGGTGGGTCTTTAGATACTAACATATCTGCATTTAATGTAGAGTTTAGACCGACATCCTACTTTAGTACATCTAAACTAGTAGCCCCACAGAAAATGGCAACTAGTATCTTCTTTATGGATAATGGAAAGAGTTATCTGTATGTATCTGGTGGATCTATGGGTGATGAGTTTTCTACAAGCCAAGATGTAAGCTTTCACTGTAGAGGTTATTTACCTGATGTCATCAGTACTATTACAGCAAGCTCGGCAACAAACTCTATATTTGCAGTAGACAACGCTAATAAGAACGAAGTTTATGTTCATACCTTTAGAATAAATAATAATGCAATTGCTCAGAATGCTTTCCATAGGTGGATACTTTCTGCTAATGATAATATTGTTGCTATGCAGACGTATGAAAAAGATATGTATTTAATATCTAAGCGGCAAGTAAGTAACTTAGGTCCAGCCGAGGGGTTGGCAGTATACTACATATCACTTGAGTCGCTTCCAGTAACAACACCTATGTTAGACTGGTTACAAAAGATTGAAGCAATTGATATTGTTTATGATTCTGTATCAGAGGAATCTACTATTAGTTTACCTGTGTTTGATCCATTAATTGACTATGTAGTTTTACATGCAGACTGGGGGGCAAATGCATATAATGCCTATGAGGTTACAGAAAACTTTGCTGATCCTATTACTGGTCAAACCAAAATCAAGGTTTCTGGTGATATCACTGAAGATGCCGTTTGGGTTGGTAGATCATATCTAATGAATGTGGAACTATCGCCACTTGTTGCTAGATCTAGCGATGACTCTGCTTCAGTTAGTGAGGGTGTTCTTAATGTTAAGAGACTGACTACTAGACATTTTAATACTGGCAACTATGATGTTATTATTCAGCGTAAAGGTAGAGCACAGTCAGTAACTACATTTGATCCAATGGATTTAAACAATCCACTAACACCAATTGGTAATTTAAAAATCTCTGGAGTAGGTGAGCACTTTGCTAAGGTTCTTTCTTTCTCAGAAAACCTAAGTATTTATATTCAGTCTCCCTACCCCACACCATGTAATATCACAAACATAGAAGTAATTGGTACATTCAGACCAAGAAATACAAGTATTGAATAAGGAGAGACAATGCCCTGCTATAGTTATAATGACGGTAATCCTGTATTTTATGCAGACAATATTGAAAAGGTATACTCAGCAAGTGGAGCAACCTATTCTTATTCAGACATCTATTGGATCTGTGAATTTCCTGTAACGTCACAGCTTAAGGTTTATACTAGAGCTTCTGCCGGTGCCGAAGAAACACAACTAATTGAGAATACTCACTATACCATTGATGTTGACAACAACAATATCATATTTGTTAGTGCTCCTTTTTCTGGTCAGGTTGTAATTAGACGTAGCACTCCATCAGATAGAATGCTATTTAGATTTACTGATGGTGCTAAGCTAACAGCAGAGCAATTAAACACATCCTTTCATCAGTTGTTGTTTACAATCCAAGAAAAAGAATTTGCCAGTGATAAGATATCTTATTTTTCAACTGGTGGCATTACAGTCGAGGGTGGTATTAGTCCATTAGTATTTGATCTAGATAGTATTGGTATTGGTGAAACACTTGTATGGGATGGCAGTAAGTTTGTTCCTGGTGAAGCAGGCACAGGAACAGGCGGAAGTACATTCCTTCCAGTTCTTACAGCACCAATTGAAGAAGGAAGTTTATTAGTTGTTAGTGGTATTCCTTTGCAGTGGAGAAATAGTGTTCCAACTGTTAATATATTCCAAGACAATTTAATCTTTAAAGATAGAACATTCTATAAAAATAGAACAGTTGGTAATAATCTTTCATATACTAGTGATGCTTCTAGTATTGATGTATCTTCTAAGTCGTTTTTAGATAGATTTAAAACATCGGCTCCAAACTTGCAGTGGGTTTTAATGGATGCTCCAACAGGATACCATCTTATTAAAACTTTAATACCAACTGGTGGTGTTTCCCCAGAACCAGAAGTTTGGTTTAATTGGGTTCAAGAAACCCTAGATGATATTGCTATTGATTCTGGTAATCCAACCAAGATGAAGTTCTATTGGAACCTAGGATTAGGTAGAGAACCCTATACAGCAAATGCAAGTGCTACATTTACTTTAGGTAGTCCAACTGATGCCGGATTTGAAAACTCAAGAAATAGACCCCTAAATAGTACAGATACTCAGTTTTGGGATCACCCAAGAGAGTTCTATTCTCCATTTGGTTATGTTCATTCAAGATTTTTTGGTGATCCAACCGTATCAAATCCAAGAGAAGAAGAAGAGGGTATTCTCCTTTCGTCTATTACAACGGATAAGAATCTTACTATTATTGATATAAACCTTGTTTCTTACAACAACACCTGGAGTCATAGATATGACAATCCTTGGGTATATGGTGAAGCAAAAACACCAACCGGCCTTACTCTATTCTTTAATGATCCTGATGAATTTGAGGGTTCTAATTCAATATTAAACCATAAGTCCAAAGTTTATGGTTATGGTGTTAAGGCATTTTATTTAAGTGTTCCTCAATGTACTACAAGTACACTAAAGCTACCTGTATTTACAGCAACAAATACTTATTTCCACATGGATACCTCAGTAGCTGGTGGTGTATCAGAAACTACAGTAAAAAACGAAATAAACCAACTTGGATATGAATGGAAATCTGAAGATCTACAAACACAGTTAGCTACCGGTACTAAACGTAGTTATTGCGATTATTACTTACTTGGTTTGCGTGATTTAGCTTTTGCTGCTGCTCGTCCATTATATCAATACGCAGCAAATCAAGACCTATCAGCACCAAAGTATAGAGATAATTTAGCAAGATATTTTAAGGGTGGTATAATTAAAGCAGATTATTCTGGGTGGAATACACTGAGTTCTGGTGTATCTTGGACTAATGGATTTAAACGCCTAGAAATTTCTTCAGAACCAATTAGACCAATTACTTTTAAAATACCAGAACAAATCATTTATTTTAATGAAGCAGCTCTTGCTTTAAGTATTTCTCCAACAAGAACAACAATAGATGATGTAAAACAGGATGTTAGATTCCAAGGTTTATCTCGTTATTTTATTCCAGCATATGATGATGTTAGTTCTGATCAATGGAATGATACTAGATTACATAGGTTTACATCTCAGGGTTTAGATAAGTCACCAGCTCCATTTGGATCATCATATGGTGGTGGTTATTATTTTAAAGCAGATGGATTCTGGGAAGATTGGTCAAGTGTTTGGAGTACTGATACAACCCTTCCAACAAATATTAGACAGTATTTCTTTAACATGAGTAACGAAGCTTGTGTTGATTGGTTTATAACTGAAACAAATCTTAATACTAGTGGCGTAGTTAGTGCACCAACAGATAATGCTTATTATAACTCTTTTAATAAGATGCCAACTATGTCAACTATTAGTGCTACTGCTGGTCAACTTGGTAATATAAAAGGGAAATATTTTGTACCTTGGATGTATAGACCAAATGAATTACATGCTACTACACCAACATCACCAGCAGTAGATTATATTACAAATGGATATCAAGGAAACCATTTAATAAACATTGATGGTAACTGTTTATTCTCACAGGCTTCTAACTTTATGCAAGATCCAGTTGATGAATATGTATTTAGAGTTATTTCAAAAAACACAGTAGCAAGTTTAGTTAGAGATCCAAGCAAAGACGTACTAAACTCGTCTGTTATTCTTGAGTGGGGCCTTACAAATCAACCAGGCTCTGGAACCACAGAAACACTAACGGATATTGCAGATATCTTTGCTGATACGTCTGATATAGAATCACTTAGGGCATCATCAAGATATGATTACTCTAAGTTAAAGGTATATATTAAAAACGAAAAAGTTGAAATGCATGGTACTACTCCTAGATATGTAATTACCCTAGCGGTTCAAACACCAAGAATTAAATCAATAGGTTATTCAAAAGTATTTAGAAGATTTACTTCACAAGGCCTATCATTAAACTATCCACAATGGGATTCTAATTTAGATGATACTGAAAAAGATGGCGGTCCTTGGAACTTTAGTTTAATTGATTTTAGAAATACTACTACATCAACTGGAACGGCTTTATATAATGAATCTGCTTTTGACGTAGATACAATTTCTTTTGGTGATGGTACTATGGATTCTGTAGAAGGAAATCTTGGAACCACAAGAATATCTTCTATTGCTCCAACTATTTCTGGTCGTAATGAATGTGCTGTAAAGTTTACAAGAGCCGGTATTCCAGGTAATCTTTGGATTAGACTATCTGTATTAACTTCGGATGCTTGTGAACCTTTACTTGTTGGACTAGATCCAGATAACTTAAACTTTAGTGAATTTACAGAGGAGTAACAATGGAACAAGAAAAACCAAATTTATCATCTACAATACAATGGGTTCAGTTAGTTGTACTAAGTATAGGTGTTGGTGGTTTTTTTGTTGACATTGGAAAAAGAACCCAACAGCTTGATAAAACAAATCAAGACTTATCAGAACTAAAGATTATAGTACAGGATCTAGTAAAAGCACAGATTCAAATATCATCAAATGATGCAACACATAAGCTTATGTTAGAAGACCTTAAAGCTAGGGTTGTTGAGTTAGAAAGAAGGAAGTAATGTATAAGTATATATTACTACTGTGTTTAGTTCTAGTTGGTTGTAAATCACCTACGGCACAGATTGCAAAGGATGCTAATCAAGTATCTACTTTGGCCCAATCCTCTAAGGAAAGGTTCATTAGAATTGATGAAGCCACAAAAACCGAGGTTATAGATGTTGCGTCAATCCAAGCAGAAGCATCTGCCGGAACGAAAGAACAAGATACTATAGTTGATCTAACTAAATCTACATTGGTTGCGTTAACCAAAGTAGAAGATGAGGTTCCTTGGTGGGCTAGTTTATTATCTTATGTAATGGTTACTCTTAGTATAATTGCTATTTGCTTTATATTATGGTATACTGGACTAGGTACATTACTTAAGAGTATATTCTATTCTTTAGGTTTATTTATTCCTAAGGCTAAACTAGAGCAGGCTGAACTAGCTAAGAAAACGCTAGACGAGTCTGATCCAGTTACCCCCAGGGAAATGGTTGCTGCATTACGGGCATCAGACCCAGCTTTTGATGCGGCTTATAGTAAGTTAAGTAAAAAGGAGAATTAATATGGAATCATTTTTAGGTAGTCTTTGGTTTGCTGGTATGTTATTTGTTGTTGGTTATGTAGTTGGTCATGTATTTCCAATCACTAAGCTAGGCAAGAAGTAATATGAAGGAGCAATTAAATAGCCTACAGGAGTTATTGATTGCTCGTCTTATTGCCGATTTTGGCGATGAGGCTAAGTGCACTCCTGGTTTTTATACTGTAGTCCGTGGCATTCTCAGTGACCACAAGGACCAGATTAACAAGATTCCAAGCGAGTCTATTGAAGCTGTAGAGCAGGCCATGAAGGATGCTGCTCCATTCAAGATGAAGAAGGCCGCTTACTAATAGGAGATTCGGATGAGGGTTCCCCAAGAAGTTGTAGATGATTTTAGAAACCACCTTTACTTTTGTTTTAAACATCTCGGCCTTGGGGAACCTACCCGAATCCAGTATGAACTAGCCCGACAAATTCAAGAGGGTCCGTCAGATCAGATCATAGCCGCAGGGCGTGGTACTGGTAAGTCAACCATTACTGCTTGCTTAGCAAGTTGGGAGTGGTTAAAGAATCCTAACTGTACTTTCCTTGTGTTATCTAATACACAAGGTAAGGCTATTGACTTTGTTTCGCAGGCTAGAAAGATTTTATCTGTTGTTTCTTACTGTACTCACTTAATCCCCGGTGATACTGATAAGGACAACGCCCTTGGTTTTAACGTAGCCGTTAGGACCAAGTTTACACAGGACCTTAGTTGTGCAGCCCGTGGCATTACAGGTCAGATCACCGGTCTTCACGCCGACCGTATTATCCTAGACGACATTGAGATTGCTGGTAAGAATGAAACACCAATAGGTAAGGAAAACTTACTTAAGAAGCTTAATGAACTTGAGTCTATTAGAAACAAACCATCTAGAGTTATCTTTCTAGGTACACCACATTATCAGGACTCTATTTATAATGTCCTTAAGGGTTCTTATCCTATGATTAAGTACCCGGCTGAGATGCCTAATGCAACAGTTCCACATGAAGTCGAGGACGTGGCTCCCTGGGTCCTAGAGCTTGATATAGAGCCAGGGGATGCAACACAGCCAGAACGGTTCGACCGAGTAGAGCTAGCCGCTAGGCAGGCTAAAATGGGGCCTAGTGCCTATGCTCTCCAGTATCGTCTTATAACCTCACTAGCAGATGCCGATAGGTATCCCCTAAAGTTACGGGACCTTATTATTATAGATGTGGATCCAGAAGTTGGTCCAGATAGACTAATCTGGCAGGGTCAAAACCAACTAGCCGGTATGCCAATGTTTGGTATTTCGGGTGACATAATCCCAGAACCAATGCATGTATCTAATACATTCTTGCCTTGGCAACATATGCATATGACTATTGACCCGTCCGGTAGAGGCACAGATCAGACTGGTGTTTGTATATCATCTGTTCTTAGTGGCATGGTGTTTATTCACGAGTTACTTGGAATAGAGGGGGGATATGATAATACAACCCTACTTAAGATTGCTAAACTAGTAAAAGAATACAGAATACCTTTAGTTAGGGTAGAGTCTAACTTTGGTGATGGCTTGTTTACAAAGGTATTAACTCCATTCTTAGTAGAGCATTGCGGTCATGTTGGTATAGAAGAATATAAAGTAACTGGACAAAAGGAATTAAGAATCATAGAAACCCTAGAACCTGTTATGTCTATGCACAGATTAGTTGTAGCAAGAAAAGCTATTAAGGATGAGCAAAACCAAATCCAACTAACTAGAATACATAGGGGTCGTGGGGCTTTAAGACATGATGACAGGGTTGATGCTTTGTCAGCAGCAGTAGAATTCTACAAAAGTCACATGTCTGTTGATACAAAGAAATCAATGCAAGATCTTGAAAAAAAGATCTGGGAAAAACGAATAAAAAACTGGGCTGATAACTTTAGGGCTGGTGATTATTATCCCAATAGCGGAGCTACTAAGCTAATCGCAACAAACCACAAACCAAAAAAGAAAGGTAAAAGCCAATGGGGATGGTAAAAGAATTATTTGCATCAATAGTTGTAATTACATTAATGGTGTTGTTTGAGAACACTGTAGACAATACTTGTTTTCTTCCAATTGCTCTTGGAGCTATGTCATTAGCGCAAGGTGTTATGGGTGGTATGGCAGCATCTGCAAAAGCAGAAAGAGAAAATGAAGAAGCTCTTGCTAGGTGGGGTGCTGCTACTGTTCAGAAGGCTTGGAATAACTCAAAAGCTCAGCTAGAAGCCGTGCAACAGTTTGAAAACCAATTAAAAAAGAACAGACAAATATCCGAATCAGCTTTTTCTTATAACTATGATGCAAAGGAAGCTGCTAAGGTTGCTAATGTTTATAGACAAGAAGCAACATACAATGCAGCTACCGCAGGAAGGGCTGCACTTACATCTTCTGTTGGTGCCCGTGGTATTTCTGCCAAATCAGGATCAACAACCGCTATGCTTATGGCTCAGGCTAAGTCAATGCTAGATGAAAACGAAAAACAAGAAGTAGAGTTTAATCAGCAGATGAAGAATATTGACACACAAACAAAAAACATGATGAACCAACGTAGTGAAAATGTATTTATTGCTGATTTCCAAGGTTATGACGCTGCACCACAGTTACAGGATACTCAATCACCACTTATTGGTGGTATAATGTCTGGTGTTTCTGGGGCATTTGGAGGAATGTTAACCGGTGCTCAGCTTTCTGAACAAATGGGTAGTGATGGTATTGGTGGATTGTTTGGTGCAAGCGGTGGAATCTTTGGTTGAAAGGAATAAACAATGGCAATAGATCCAAGAATATTAAAAATCGGTGGTGATCGTCAGGTAAATCTTAATGTAACTCCCGGTACTGTACAAGAACCAGGAAAAACAGTTGGAGGTAGATTCCAAGTAGGCGCACCCCAACAAGCCGTAGGTCCCAGCGGAGAAGAGTCCCTTTACCAAAGTTTGTCATACATTGCTGGAGGTATTGTAGACTCAGCCCAAAACATCTCACAACTTGCTGGATTTAATAATGATATTCTTTGGAGTAAATGGTATGATGATCAATGGGAAGGGCCAAACAGTAAACGAAGATCCATACTAGATGACCAAGAAATATCTAGAGAAGACAAAAGAAAAAAACTAATTGAACTTCTTGACGCGGCCCCATCAAATGGTGCAAATAAAAATAGAAAAGCTCAAATATATGGAGACTGGCTAGACCAAGATCCAGATTCAACTAATTTATTTCAGGCAGATTATGCTAAGTTCCAAGAAGAAACCTTAACTTGGTCACCAGAAGATAGACTTAGAGAATTTAATACTAGCTTTAATTATGAATTACAATCTGGTATGCCGCAAGCAATGTCTTTATTTCTTGGATACCAAAAAGACTTACAGAATCATCAAGACGAAATCGCAGTAACTCAAGGTCAACTTAGTTTACAAAGAACAGCTGGGTTTATGTCGGATGTTTTTAATGCTGTTGTAGAGGATGAACTAGGTAATCCTACTTTACTAAATACTCTAAGACAAGAAGCTGAAGCTTCTGGAAGTATTCCCCAGCTAGAACAAGTAATCGGTCAAGTATCTCTTATTAGAGAAAAGGGTGCTCAATTCGAAGTTATTGAAAGTACTTTACTAGACACACTTAATATAGAATCAAATACTGATCGATACTCACCATTTAACCATTTGATGCGTGACAAGATTTCTTCAGTTTCTTATACATTAAGCCGAGAAATGAGTAAAAAACAAGCAGAATCTAATGCTAAGTTTGAAGAACTAAATAAACAAACAAATAGAAATCAGTTTAGTTCGACCGCTTTACCAAAAGATCCAACACAAGCTTCAGTAGAAGTATCTGGTGTATTAGCTACAACTAATTTATTTGATCCAAGAGATACAAATGAATCTTTGGCTACAATTACTAATGGTATTGTAACAACTGTTGACAACTTAAATATGAATCAACAGGAGTCTATTGACTATGCTACAGATCTTTTAATTAAAACATGGGAAAATAGTACCCCCGCTCAAAGGCAATCACTAGTTGCTATGGGTTTAATTAAACTACCAGAAGGAACTTCAGAATATACTACTAAAACTCTTTTAACCCAGCCAAGCTTTGCTGGACTTAATAGAGAAGAAGTTAAGGAAGTTGTTTCTACTACATTAAAATCAAACAATAGATTCTTAAATGCTGTTCAACGACAGGTATCTGCGTCAGTAGCACCATTTATTAATACAGATATAACAGGTCCAGCAGCGGCTGCTCAGTTACCAATACTATTAGACTCTATTGGTGATCAAGTTGAAACTAAAGAAACAACACCTGAAAGAAGATATATTGAAATACTTAGACAAACCCATACAAGCAATATATTACTAGGTGATGGTGGTAGAAATGTATGGACTTATGGTTTAGCATTCCCAGCAGAAGAGTATGATTTATATGTTGCTGCTAATATGGGAGACAGATCACCAGAAGCAGTAGCTATATTAAAAAAATATGGCCCGGTAGAAAACAAAAACAAAGAAAACGAAGGTATAGCTGGCTTTGTTAGTACAGATGATAAGGTTGGTATTGCTTTAAATGCACAAATTAATAAAACACTTGGTGAAATTGGCGGTATTAAGTTTGAATCAGGAAAACAAAGTGGTGTATTTTCACCAGCTGAACTAAAAAAACTAACTACTGTTGGTCTGTCTTCGCAGGAATTACAAAATGCCGCAAATACAGCTGCTCAAGATAATCCTCAAGTATACAATCTATTTCAAAAAGTAAATAAAGTAGCTAATGGACTTACATATAATAATAGAGTAGGAAAAACTGTGTATAGTTTTGGTATTCCTGTATCATATAATGGACTTCCTATTTCAAATCCACAGGTTATACAAGCAGCAAACCAAGCACAGGCTGAAATAAACGAACTTAAAAAATCAAATCCAACTTTAGCTGTTGCTAGAGCTACAATAGCAGAAGAAGAAATAAAAACACTAGCAGTTAGAGCAATTGCTTTATCTGGTTCTTTAGAGCATCCAGGCATTGTTGGAGATAAACCAGAGGACAAGACTAATCAACAAGCAGCAGTAACAAAAACTGTAGAAGCTGCTATAGCTGCTGAAAGAGATTTTAATCTTTTCTTTAAACAGAGCAATCTTGAAACCGGTAATTTCTACGGTGAGTCTCCAGCAAATACAAATATTAGTACCGTTCAAATTGTAGATGACAGTGGAACACTACAGCAAGATAATTATGCTAGAGCTGTATTTATGGTTAATCGTGGGTTCTATAAAATGGACGAATTACGTCCAAGACTTGGTAAAGCTTTTGCTGAGTTTGGCTCTAAGAACGGAAACCTAGCAGAAGTAAGTAAAGAAAGTCAAATGTTTTTATTTGCTGTAGCTGATGGTATTGCCAGTAGAGCTGCCCTTATTACAAGAGACAATCCAGCACTACTCCAAGCTGAAATTGAATCGCAAATTCAAATGATGGTTGTAGGATCAGATATTGCTAGATATGCTCCTGCAATTAAATCATTAGTAAGTTTAAAGTTAGCGGATAATCCAGATTTTAGTAAAACAAATGGTATGAGATTTACTGTAAGTAATCCAGATGAAACTTTTTCTAGGCTTACATCAGATAAAAAAACAACACTTACATCTTCGGCTGAAGACAAAAAATCAAGAATGTTTGAACTTCAACGAAGATTGTTATCTGGTTCTGCTAGGTTAGCTAAAGAAGAAACAACACTTAAACCAACTGATTTAAGTAGAAGAACTTCTTGGTCTTCTTCAAAAGATACTACCTTTATTGCTACTAATGAATTAGTTTATCCGTTTACAGTAGGAACATCTAGGGAAAGTGCGGCTGATATAGAAGCTAGAAATGACGGCGAGTTAGTACTACAGGGTTGGACTGCTGCTGGGTGGCAGATTCCTGGTAATACTACAGAAGATAAACAAAAAGCCGTTATTCAAGTACTAGCAAGTTCTGCTAATATTCCAGTTACTACCAATAAAGAAGGTAACTTAGTTGTAGGTATTACCACCTATGATGATAGTAGAAACCTAACCAATACAACACTAACTAATGAAAACTTTGGTTTTATTACTGAAACCCTAACTGCTTCATTACGGGCTAATCCTAACTTTGCTAGGTTTTTATCTGAGTATCGCGATGCGTTTCCAGAGGATAGAAACCTATCAAGTGTAATGTCTTACTGGAATGATTATTCTAATACATTTTATAGTAACACAGAAACCACCATACCTAATTATATGAGTTATGAAGTAGGAACCTGGTGGACACTGAATATGGGAAGTGATCCAGAACAAGCAGTAACTGGTACTACTATAAAAGTTCCAACAGTACACAATGCTTATGTAGGTCCACTGCAATTAGTACCTGGATCTTTTGCTCCAACTTCAAGATCAAGAGAACAAGAAAGAGTTGAAGAAGATATTCCTGGAAATATATTTAAGGACAGAGAAGAAGATTTACCAAGTGTTGTTGGAAAAGAATCTACTTATGGTTCTATTTGGTTGTTTGGTGAAAGAAGAAGAAATGACGAAGCTCAGATTAAAGAGGATTTAACAAAACTTGCTACTTCATATTATGGCGAAGATTTAGATTCTGTTACTCTTGCTAATATTAAAGACGCTTCTGTTAGATTAGCCGAAGAAGGAAAAACAAATAGAAGATCAAGAACAAATGCTGCTTTATTATTAGAGTTAGATAATATAGTAAAGTTTAGCGGGTTGGCTGAAGGTAAAGAAGGAATTTTACCACCTACTTTATTCGATGTTGGTTCTGGTTTATTTAGCAATGCACCAACAAGAAGTTCAAGTATTTTATCTATTAACTTTAAAAAAGACGCATCAGTTAGGCAAATGATTCCTGACGATACTGGTAATTTTACTATACCGGCTTTTTATGGTGTACCGTTTGATCCTCAGTTATTTCCAATTTCAACAAACGGTAATAACACAATTCCCGGTACAAGCCAACTACTAGATATGCAGCATCAACTTGATTTTATAAAGACATATTTTGTAGGAAGAGAGGGTGCAATTAATTTCGGTCATCCTTGGTTATCTTTAAAGGAATCTAAGTAAGGGAAAAAATGAACTACGATCCATATAATATATTTGGCGATTCTTTTAAACCAAAAGATTTTAGTTCTCTAATACTACCGGAAGTAAGAAGTGATGATGGAGATTTAGCTAGAGCAGATTTAAAAGCTTATTCAGAGTATTCTAATCAACTAAAAGAATATACTTATATTAATGCTTTTATTGATCAGGCTTATTTACAGCAAGATAAAGAAGAAAATGTAGTTGATAGAAATAAAATTGCTGGTGATTGGGCTAGCTCACTAAGTACTACGCCACAAGATCCAGATCAAATGGCTTCTGAAGATGTAGTAAGAAGTAGAAGACTAAATGCTACTGGACCATTAGTATATAGAGACTATCAAACTGGACAACTTTTATTTGGTGATCCAGATAGAAACGAGCAGCAGTGGATTATATCTCAAAGTAAAGATAACGTAGAAGGTATCTTTGGGTTTGAAAAACCAGCAGCAGCCCAGGTATCTCTTCGGTTTATGGGCGAAGCTTACAATAGAGAAGACTTTTATACCGCCCTTAAAAAAGCTGGAATGGCTTTAGATGAAACCGAACGAGAAAAAGCAATAGAGAAATTAAAGGATTTTGCTGCATGGGCTGAGTGGGGATGGGGGGCTAACTGGGCACAATTTATTCCTTTTATGAGTCCAGATAGTAGAGACAACCTAACCAGAGAATCACTTAAAGCTTTAACACTTGGTGGATCTGGTGGTCTTGCAGCATTTGGTGAAAACTATTATTCTTCTGATCCAACTGATATTGTTGCCAACTTACCAAAGAATCCAAACTGGAACTATACTAAGGCATGGCAAGCATTTGAGGAAACAAATCCAGGAGCGGCAGCTTGGTTTACTCAGAATGGATTAGATGTACAGTCTTTATCAACTACTAGAAATGAATTAGACTTTTTCTACGAGTTAAATGAGTTTGTAGATAGAAATGCATTTATGCGGATTATGGCATCTGATATTGAACAAATGTCTGATGTAGGATATGCATTTAAAACAACTGTATTACCTTTGGTTAGAGATTCATTTGGATCTATTGATGCTCCCGTAGATATTGCAGCTACGGTTGGTCTTTCAGTAGCTACTGCTGGTGTTGGCGGTGTTGCACTTGTTGGTGCTAGATCTGCTATCTTAGCCGGTCAATATGGATCTAAAGCACAGAAAGCGGTAATGGCTGTTCAAAAATTTAGAAAGGCTACAGAAGTAGTTACATCCTGGTTGCCTCATAATGTTGCCGGTAGGTTTGCAAAGGATGCTACAACATTTACCGGTAAAGCAGCAACCTATGCTGGTGTTAGTGTTGGTAATGGTGTTATTACCGGTGCTTGGTATAATATTAATAACCAGTTAAACAACATGGATAACGATGCATCTTACAGGTGGAGTACGGAAAACTTAGGTAGAGATATCGCAATGGAAATTGTTGGAGAGTTTGGTTTAGGTGGACTTTCCACTGGTGTTCAGTTTGCTACATTTAAGGGAGTAAATGCATTAAATAAAAAGTCAAATAACTACTTAGGTAAACTAGCAAAATCTCAGTTTGAAAAGCTACCAACAAACCTACAAGAGTTTTTAAAAGCATCTTCTCAGCTTGCAAGACCATTCGGAACAAACGAAGACATTAGCAACTATGAGCTTAGAGTTTACACAGACGCTGTAGTTACAGCTTATGCTATGCGTACTGCGGGTATTATTGATGCAGATAACAAAGCACCAAACTTTAGAACTGCTGCTGCCTGGGGTATGGCATCTCAAACTTTAAGTGCTGCTCGTACAGCAAAGATAGTTGAAAAAGCTAAAGGTGAGTTTAGTAGAAAGAAAAAAGAACTAGAAGAAGCCGGATCACCAGAAGTATTAACAGATGATGATATGGATTTATATGTAGCCGAAACTCTATTCTCGGCTATGGTATCTGATACATCCTTGTCTGAATCGGGTAGGCAACAAGTTGTTTCGCTTTGGCTTGCAATGGAACAAGAAATGTTTAACAAGAGCCAAAGAAAAGAACCGGAAGTTGCTGCTAAACAAAAAGAAATTAGTGATCTAGAAAATCAAAAGATGAATCTTGTTGAGTATTTGGAAAAGAATAAAAATAAACTATCCGAAGAAAAGAAACAAGAAACCCAAAATCAAATAGATGCCTTGTCTGCTGATCTAAGTACAAAGACAACAGAACTAGAAACACTAAACAAGTCTATTGACATTACCTCAATGACTGCTGA